ATTTTGAACTGTTTGGTTAGCAACTCTAACCATCGTACTCAGAGGAATGTTGATTGGTTTCTGATTTTTAATCTCGGATTCACTAAGTGTTTTGTAAAGTTTTTTCTTTAAATTAACTCTTTCAGTCAAATCAATTTTCTTATTCAAATAAACCAAGTCATCAATATCCTGATACCTATTTTGAATTTTGGTTTCAGTCATCAACTTAGGTAATTTAATATGTTGTAGGAGTGATTGTATCATTTGTATTCCTTCGTTCACAAATTCTTTAGCATCTTGTTCATTCAAACCTTTTGGATTCGACAACTCGTCATATAAAGAATATACTTTGGACAAATCTTTATTATTAAGAATATTCTGTTTGAATTCCATCAAACTTTTCTTAAAAGATTTTTCATCTTTATAAGATTCTATCAAACTATTTTCTATTACCGATTTAATGAGCCCAAAAGTCATATATTTGTGATTTGAATATAAATATTACGAATTTAATAACTTATCTAATTCTTTTTCGATTTCACCTAAAGAATCTTGTCCTTGGTTAAGTTCAAGGTAAGTATCACCTTTAAAAATGTTATTTTCTACTAAAATATTCATTCTTTCATCTTGTCCCTCAGGTGTCACTCCAGCAGGTGCAGTAATCTCGCCTTCAGGTTGTGGTTCAGGTGCTGGTGGTATAGTTGGTTCTTCCGTTCCCGCAAATGCACCACCTAATTCAGGTGCAGCGCCTGCAGTTGCTGCGGTTGGAGTAGAACCACTCGATTGAGAATACAACTTGTCGATAGTATCAAATAATCCAGTTTTACTTATAACTGTTGGTGTTTGTTTGAGTTCTTCACCAATTGCCCTTTCCAACCTTTGTTGCATCAAATCTACTTTGATTTCTTCATCGGACCAACCAAATATATGTTTCTTAGCCCATGTGCTTGAGGTGGGTTGAATTCCATTTCCTGGGTCTAATACCAAATCTTTATACAGAAGGACTTTTTCTTTCCAAACATCTATCTTTAATAAATCGGCTTGAGTAGAAGGATTAGTCAATCCGAGTGTGAAGTTAGAAATCTCATCTTCGAATCCCAAAAGGAACAAATGAATAATTGCAATCTTATTCAATTCCTGAATCATACTTTTTTGAATTCTATTAATAGTTCTTGCAAAACGAATGTCTTGAAGTGATAGGTTTTTACCATCACCAACTACTTGTTCAAATCCCAAGAAAGCTTTTGGAACACGAAGTGCCGTCAAAAGTTTTTTCTGAATATATTCAATATCGGCAATTTCTGACAGGTTTTGTGCTCCTGGTAAAGTATCAATCGGACTTGGGGCTGCTGGGTCTCTCACAGGAACAAAATAATCTTGGTCCACCGCCATTTGGTTGAATCTCAAATCTACATTACCCGTTTTGGAATCAACGATTTGTTGTCTTTTGAATTTATCAGCAACACGATTTACATATGCCTCAACATCATTATCATCCATATTTCCCACAAAAATCTTAAAAATTCTTCTTTCAGGTGCTCGTGATGTTCTATAAATCATCATTGCATCTTCAGATAAAAGCAATTGTTTCCAAATTCTTCTAGCCTTCTCTAACATCGATGTTCCGTAAGGGAGTTTCCTATCATCACCAAGTAATCTGAAGTGACCAACTTCCCACGTTTGGAATGTCATGTTTTTAGATTTCCATTCGAAGGTCAAAGCCTTTTTTGCTTCAGCTTTTCCTAAATTGACGGCATTTTTATCGGTAACTCCAATTTCATGTCTTTCAATTTCAATGTTTGGTAGTTGTTGACATCCTACAATACCCTTTTCTGGGTCCAATTTAAGATAAATGAAATTATCACCGAATTTACAAGTATTTCTTGTCCACATCGGTAAATTTGTGTTGATGTCGAGTGTATTATTGAATAAGTCTGCCAAAACAGCTTTTATTCTTTTTGACTCAGAATAAATTTGTAACATGAATCCATCTTCATTCACAGTAGTGGATTCCTCAGCATATATGTCCAAGGCTGCAGATATTTCTGGAGTATACTCCATGGATTCATAATCATACGTAGCCGAAAGTCTTGAAGGTTCATAAAATATTGCCTGAGTATAAAGATTGTTTTCAACTTTAGCCCATTGATTTGCAATATAATAAGTTTGTTGAGCCTGTAGTTTTTCTCTTTCGTATTCTCCTCTATCTTGTGTTCTTAATAATTCTTTTTTGTCGAATTTAAAAGTTGGGTAATCCTGACCCAAAAGAGAATTCGGACCAAATGCTTTACCTAATCTTTGCCAAATCGTCAGATTGTTATTTTCCGCCATTTTACAATTTTAGTTTTACCTATTGATAATATAAATAGTTCTAATTAGTAAACAACCATCTATATTTCTCATAGTCATCTCTCGAGGGTCCTTGGTTTGGAAAATGTTGTCTTTTTTGGTCTGTTTGAGGCATCATTGGATTGAAAAACTGTGAGGAGTTTTTATTTTCATTAATCGAAGTTGCCCAAGAATCAATCATTGCCTTTGTATGATTTAAATTTTTTGTAAGTTTTTGGAAAGATTTTTCTGCGACATATGTTGCCATAGATATACCCATGATGCAATCATCGTGATGACCTTTCTGATGGTCGGGTCTTCCGTTGATATAAACGAATGTGTTCATTTCATTGTACAACCTGTGAGACCTAACCTTAAATCCGTGTCTGACGTTCTCTTCGAAAGATGCAATAATTTGAACTCTCTTACTATTAAAATTGATACCTGGAATCTTCTCATTTATCTTTGGGTCCCACTTCCACTTGTTTGCAGTATCTACTGTATCTACATATAACCCTTTGTAATTTAATTCCTGTAGTTTTCTTGCTGTAGCCACTCCCATACCACCTGTAAGGTCAACAACACAAAATGCGTCATACATCGTTCCCCACTTATACGCTATTTCAGCAACAACATCTGGTGGTACTTTAGCAACGTATTCTAAAACTTGTTCATTCTCATCAAAATCGATAATTTCTATGCAAGAAAAATCTTCTGAGTCCCCTCTCGATACATCTACACCCATAATATACTTGTGTCCGACTACAGGTTCTTTCCAAATCCATAGAGCTCCACCCATGAGTTTAGCTCCGGGTTCTTGGAGTGTATTTTGTGCAATATTTTGAAGTATTTCGGATTCAAAAACGTTGTCACCTGAACCCAAAAAGTTACACTCTAATTCCTGAGCAACTTTCCTTCTATCATACTTTAATTTTTTCACCATTCCCTCAAACCAAGAAGAACAAGGTTTATATCCTTGTTTGATGTAATCTGTGACAATAGAATGGTCACGTTCATAAGGGTTTGCAACTGAAAGACTTATGACAGCATCTGTTGAATATTCTTCTTTGTTTAGTAAAAAATGAACCAAATCATTCGTTTTGACCATGTACAAATCTTTTGTATACCTCGGGTCTCGATACCAAAACATCTCAGATATTTTGAAATCGTTCATACTTCTCAAAGCTTGGTCATATATTTCATAGTAAATCGGGTCATACCCGTTTGGTGTAGAAACAACGATAACTTTACCACCTGTAGAAAGTGATGCCATACATGCCGACCAAAAATCACCGTCAGCGTCTATGAACGCAGCTTCATCAAAAATAAGAATTGTTGGAGTATAACCTCTCAAAGCATCCTTTGATGTTGCCACCGCTTTTACCTCACAATCATTCGTTAGTTTGAAATGTCTTTGAGAATTTTTTTCTTGTGAAAAACCAACACCAACCCAAGCCGGCCATTGTTCTGTGAATGACCTAATCTTGTTAGCCATTTCCATGGAGGTATCCAACTTGTTTGCAATTATCAGAACCTTTTCAGGTTTTTGTTTTTTTGCAAAAACTAATTTTTTTGATGCCCACGCAGCAGTGACTGTAGAAACACCTGCCTGTCTATACTTGAGGGCAATGTTTTCGTTAAAATTTTCGTAGTCTTCTATTAATGAAACTTGGTCAGGAAATAAATCTAAAGGGACATACTTAGAAACCGTGTTATCATAGGTTTGTAAGTATGTCCTTAATGCGTATGGCGTATTTCTGATACATTTAGTAACCTCAATAATTAATTGTTCTTTGGTCACAAATTTTTTTTAAGTAAGGGATATTCCCAATCCACCCAAGAAATCTTTTAGGTCGTCATCGTCAACATCATCAGAGTCAGGTTCTTCACCCTTATCTTCTTTATGAGAATCGTACTCTTCTTTCATTTTCATAGCCTCTTTCATCAACTCTTCAAATCTTCTTGTGGCTTTTTTATTTTTTGATTCATCAGTAGAAATTACATCGCCAATTACGTTCAAAAATTCCTTAGCTTCAAGCATGTATAATTGTACTTTAAACCAATTTATCAATCCTTTATTTGAATCGTTAAACATTTCATCAGGTAAGACCATTCTAAGTTTTTCAACTATTTCTGGACCTATTCTGAGTTGCATTGGTTCGTTTGATAATAAATCTGTCTGGCCCATTACTTTTTGTGCCAACTCGGTATCTTGAGGTAAACCATGTCTTCCTGCAGACTCTTCAATACCTTTGATAATCTCATGACAAAGAATAGGGAAAATTAAACCATCTGCAACAATTTTTGTGTCAGGTTTTTCCTCACTTTCTTCACCACCACCTTGTTCATCATCTGAATCGTTGCTCTGTAGTTCAACTTTACCGGCAACACCATTTCCAGTTTGACTCATCATTTCAATCATTTGTTCCATAGTGAAATAAAGGAAATCATTGATTGCCATAATACCTAAATAAGCAGGATACAATCTTGTATCAATTCTGTCTAATTCTGCTCTTATTTCAGGTTTCTGAAATATATAATGACCTTTTTTAGCCGCTCCTTGAATGATGGCGTTTATAATATTTCTTTTGTGTTTTTCTAATTCAAATATTTCTTCATCTGTCAAATCCTCAACCTCGAATGACGGAATCTTCCTTTTCTTCTTCAGGTTGGTATCTGAAGTTAGAAACATCTATTGGTTGCCTATTCAACCTTGCAACTATCTCATACCAATCACTTGGTACTTCAGTTTCTTCTAAACACGCCTCTATCGCCAAGTTTTCCAACTCTTCTCTATGTCTACCCTCGATTTGCATTATCGTTGGTACTTTAGACATCATCTCCCTATAAATCATTGCTTGAACCTGTTGCGAACTAATATTTTGATTTCCTGTAACCTCTTTCAACTTATCGGCAACTTTACCAAATCTTGAACTTACTAATCTCTGCACATCATCAGAACCCTTTTTGAATGAAGGATTGTCAGAATAAATGTTTTCACCTGACCTTAATTTTCTTTCTAAATTAGGGTCCATCCTTTCAGGTCTATTTCCGTAATCTATTTGTTCTTTTATTTTAGCCATTTTTCAAAATTTTTACTATAGCATCTATCACTGCAGATTTAGCTTCCTCAGGATTTTTAGCCTTTGGAGCAGGGTTAACTTTCGGATTAGGGTTTCTACCTGGATGACCAGGTTTAATTTTCGGTGGATTCTTGGTACCTGGCTTGGGTTCTTTAACACCTGGTTTTGGTGCAACTTTTGGTTCCGCTTCAACCAAATAGTTCATCAAATCCTTCTTTGTAATTTTAGGTGGTAAGTAAGATTCTACAAGTTTCATAATTTTTTCCTCCAAGAACAAAGATACGGGATTTTTTCCTTCTCCTAATTGTTTTTTTACTTGTTTAACACATCTTTCCCATTTTCTCGATTTTTTTGGTCCCACTTGAGAATGACAAATAGCCCATGGATTATTTTCTTTTTTTGATTCTGTCATACCAACAGAACTCAAATTTTTGTTTTTTGGACTAGTATCGTCATCCATACCATCATCATCTTCGTCGCTTTGGTCT